AAATTTAAGAGTGTCATAGCCGCCGTAAACCCACCCGTAAAAAATCCAGCGATCTTAGTCATTGCAACCGCTCTACCAAGATTCCCCGCAAAAAGAAGCTGCGCCAATGCCGCGGCGCGTGTGGCAATAGTGGAAGCCCCTATCCAGAAAGTCCAGGTTTTATATACCAGCCAAGCAGAGCCGACTGTAACCGCCAGTTCTTTCATCAGCCCCATGTGTTGACCAATCCATTTTACACCAGGTATCAAATATTTTTTCAAGAAAGTTATTACAGTAGGCAATAACTGTTGACCGAATGTTACATTCAAATCGTATAAGGAATTCTTAAAGCGGTTTATGTTTGCCATGGCGCTCTGCGTAGCTTCTGGTACTGCGCTGCCATACGTGCGGTGCATTTCAGCCGCAAGCCGAGGGAGAAATTTGTCTGCATAAATATTGCCTAAACTCATCTGTCTATCCAACTCCATTGTGGTCATACCCATTGCTCGCGCCGCCATCTGGAACGCACCTGGCAACCGTTCACTAAGTTGCCCACGCAATTCCTCTGCTGTTACTTTTCCCTTGCTCGCCATTTGCCCCATTGCCACAATCGCACCATTGAATTCCTCCTGGGAAAGCCGCATTACACTGGAGCCTTCTGCTAAACTATAAAAAATATCATTAACCTTATTTTCATAGGTAGTCCCTTTCAACGATGCCGATAGCGACTTATACCCTTTGGTAGCCGCCACAAAATCCAAACCCAAACCCTCCGTTGTATTGCGCAAAAACTGCAATGACTTAGCGCCATTCTCTGCGCTACCTGTCGCAAAAGCAATACTTTTTTCAATACCTTCGCTTGACGCAGCCGCATTAATGCCATTCAAGGCAAGCGCAGCAATACCCAGTTTAGTAATGAGACCGCCCACACTCGTTGACATCCCGCTAAATGCTTGTGTACCTTTATTCCCAGCCGTAGCAAGGTTATTACCAAAGCGATTCACATCTGAATTCAGTGTTTCAATTCGTTTATCAATCCGCTCCAGCACCTCCAGCGTTTTGCTGACGTTGCCTGCGCGTACCGCGTCGAATCTTATACTATAAGTGAATCCAGGCATTACTTAGCTTCTTTTTTACGGATGTCTTGTAGTTGAGCGCAGCACATTGCCCAGGTATCGTCTTCCAGCTTTTCCGGTTCGTTTATATGCAGATAGTAGCGTAAGAGCGTATTGATGTAGCTGATTGGATTGGCTTCAAAGGAGCCGGCGGCGCTTTCTAAATTTTTTTTACCTGCACGGTTTTTACCTCCAGTATTCGATCCACTTCTTGCACCAGGCTGATGAGATACCCGACGTTGGTCTTAATCTCCAAATCGCCACTTTCCCAGCAATTGCGCAAAAAACTTTCTACCATGCTGATGGGGTCCCGACGCGCTGCCAGCATTGCCTCGCTTGCCTGTTGCCGATTTGGGCGGCGAATCACACAATTTTTACCATTCTCAAATTGAAAGTGTATTTCATTGGCAAACTCTACTGCCTCCACGTTCACCCGCCCGGCTATTTCATTTGCCAGGTCGCTTATAGCGAGTAGATAGCCCACCCCTGTCTTTACTTCCTCATCACCAGCCAGCCAGCAGTTATTAAGTAGCACCTCGGCACTGGCAAGCGGATCCTTTGCGCCTTTGGCATACGCCAAACCTAGTACCCGGCGATCCGGTTGTTTTAGGTAACACTCCTTACCATCGCCAAAAGGAAGGTGCAACACCTCGCCATGCTCTTCCTTCCATTTCTCTATTTGCTTCTGCGAAACCATGATATATTATTTACTTATTAATTTACTTATTAGAAAAAAGGCAGCTTTTTACACTGCCATCACAAATTATAATCCCATGAACAAAAAGCTATCGTATGACGGTTTTATACACCCTCTTGTAAGTCCAGCGCAACGAATGGCAAAGTTATCTCCATGAATTTATCCTCTTGCTCCAGCCCTTTTTCATATTCTGTGAACTCCACACCCTTAATAATGTCGGTCGTGGTAATGTTATCACCATAACTAACAACTAAGTCAAAACTAACATCAGTAATCTTATAAAGTGGATTAATAGCTTTTACAGCAGTATTCAATGCCACTAATTCACTTTGGAGCAGCATCAACTCACCCTCTATGGTTTCGTTCCCACTCTGGATCGCCAGCGCCTTTTTACCCCGTCCAAACACGGCTTCCTTATCCACGCTTACTTTGTAACTCACCCCGCGTACACCGACCAGGGTACGCCCTAACAGGTTGATCTTTACATCGCTCCAGGCGTATTGTTTACTACTGAATCCCATTACTTACACGTTTGCAGGGTTATTAAATCCAAGTTTCACTAAAATGAATCTTGCGTATCCAAGCGGCACAATCCGCAGCTCTACACAGATTTTTCCGGTACTCAGTACGTTTTGTGCCGGGTCCACCAAGGTACTCACACTACTAATTTCGCCGTTGGCAGTCATCGCAGTGTCAATGGTATTTGCAATAATCGCCTGGTAGTATTTTGCTTTATCCACTGCAATGCGTCCGGTAGTCGGGTCAATCTCCACTTCGTCAAGGATTTCATTGACAAACGTATCATAAGCCAGCGTGATGGCTTTATCAATCACCCGCCCACGTGCCAAGCTATTATAATCATCTGTTGATGCGGTCGATGTTGAATCATCTGTAAAGAAGTAACCCGCTTTACGCGGATAATTTCGGATGGTGATCCAGCCCTTATCGTGAATAGTTGTCACTGCGCCCGCTGCTACTTCCGGTGTTTGGCTACCAATGTAAGCCGCCGCAAAAGTAAGGCTTCCATCTTTCACTCGTCCAGGGTTGCGTTGTACCGGTATAGCTGCCAGCCTGCCCAAAAGCAAACCAACGGCTCCATTGCCGCCCGTCACCGTATCGCCAAGGAGTAAAGCCACCCGGTTATCATCCCGAAGTTTCAAGTTTGGCAATGAACCACTGGTGCCGGTATAAGCCCGCGCCTCCAATAGGATACGCACTGGTGCAAACTTGCCGGTATATTCGTTACCTAGCGCTTGTGCAAAATCAATGGCTGTAATTACATCTAAATCAACTTGATTGGCAGTAATATCAGGGGTGTAGCCGCCAGCCGGGCTTCTGGTCACACCCAGCACGCGGATGGTTCCGCCTGCTGCGTCGAGCAGTTTTACCGCATAATTGGCTTCTGCTTTATCCACCATATCCTCCATACTCACCGCCTGGCTTACTAGCATGATCCACAGTTTGGCACCGGTACCCGCTTCATCATAAAACTCTTTGATGTGCTTATACACCCGCACGGTGTTGGTGGTATCATACGCAGCCGTTACGAGCAGGGTCGTCGCATCTTCAAGCGAAGTGAGGAGGGTTGGTGTAAGTAATTGCAAGCCACTCGTAATGGCAGGACCTTGCAATAGCATCCCAACTACCGCGTCATCCGTTTGCGCCACTTGACCAAGTGCGCCGTTTTGTAATTGGATGGAAACGCCAGGAAGCGCCATAATTCTTACGTTTTAGAGGTAAGGGAACGTGGTTTAGAAAGCCACGCCCCTTTGCCGGTTTCGCCAAAACAAAAGTTCTTTACTTATCAGCGGGCTTAAGAGCATCCTTCGCATTTAGCAAGCCAATGCCTGCCAGAATGCCGGAAATAGTGCCAGCAAAATCAAAAATGGTATTTGGGTTGTCGTCAAAAAAAGCAACCAAACCTAAACCCAGTGCAGCCAGGATAGCGCCAAGTCCCCAAAGCGTAGTTTTGTAATTTTTCATTAAAATAGGGATATGAAAGGTTATAAAATAATGCCAATCAATTTACCTGCTGCGTGGATTGGTGGACGAATTTCGTACCGTCAAAAACATAGGTCGCAACCTTCGTCTTACTAACGACACCCGCCACTTCGGTGCCGGTCATACCGGTGCCAGGCGTAAAATCCCGAGCAGTCGCATCGCTCGATAATTTAAGAACTAACACACTGCCCACCCGCGTACCTGCACCAATGGTCAAGTTGAGCGTAGCGATGCCAGTCATTGCCAGTGTGTAAATATTCATGGTATTATTCACCTCGGCGGCGATGGTAGCGGCGAAAGCAAGCGTGACCGCCGTTGCTTTACCAAATGGAAATACTGGATCAGTGGTGTACATAATATTAATGATTGATGGCTCAATAGCCAAATATTACGAAATTGGTTTTTGCAGCAGGAAAGGAAGTTTATTCGATCTTACGACTCGCTTCCTCTTTTTTGCGTTTTTCCGCTTCCTCTGCTTCCTCTTTGGTTTGTGCTTCCGTAAGTAATTTTGCCTCAGCAACGGGATCACCTTTCGGTTTTTCCGCTTCAGCTTTTGCTTCGGCTACGAGTTTTTTGGAATCTTTAGCATACACTCCCTCGCGCTTCACTGTTACCATTCTTGCAACTTCCGACACCGCATAATTGTGCGCGTCGCCACGATTAAGAAAAGGCATATCGTTGACCACAAAGATGACTTCGGCATCCGGGTGACATTCAAATACTTTTTTGTAATCCATAACTCAGTGTTTAAACAATTCAAACAATAAGGACATTAATCCACTACTCAACAACCCAATCACCGCCGCCCATAATTTCATTTTGGTCTCCAGCACGTTCACTTTGAGCTTTAGCTCCAAATTATCTTTGTCGTAAGTAGTCAGACGCTGATAAAGCTGCATAACCTGATGGTTTATCAATATGAGCAGTTCCTTTTGGGTCAAACTGCTCATATCAACTTTGTCGTGTTCCGGTGTCATAAATCTGGATTAGTCGCTCAGAACAATCAACCCTACGCCTTTGTTATCACTGCGGCGGTTACGACCACCCATCCGCAACAGGAAAGAAATAATATCTCCGTAGAAAGTCGCCTGGTTGGGATTGTCGAACATTTTGACCGTACCCAATGCACGCGCTACTTGCCGTTTTTGCCAAAACAAGATCGCTTCGTCATCCGTCGTAGCACTGGCAGCTTCGGGCAGTTTCACCGTACCAGATGTACCACCATCGGTTTGGATCACCGACTCACTGCGCTCCAGCAGATTGAAACCATACAGTTTTCCGATCACACCGGTGGGTAAATCCACCGGATTTTGGAAAGCGTATTTCAGGTTATTATCAGAAATCAACTGATCCAGCGCGTTGGAAGTCAACAACATATAGCGGTCTTCGCGCGGTACGTTCTGGTTGGACAATAGCGTGGCTGCTTTGCGAATATCGGCTTCCGTAATAATCTTACGCGTACCAGTAGCGCCCGGTGCAGTTGCCGCAGACGTAGCACCCGTAGAAAGGATTTTGTTGGCAGCAGGGATATTTTTAGCCCATTTGTAAATGAGGTCATCCCCTGCAAATTCCATCAAACCCGCATTATCCTCATCTATGACCGATTGCCGCTTGTCATAGCTCAGCTCCACTTTTTCTACATCCGTAATCAGGCGTGGCTCCGTGGTGTACTCGTCCAGCAAATAGACTATATCCGTATCCGCGCGTTTTACGATTGGTGCCGGAAGTACAGTACGGTTGCGCTGCACCTCAGCCGGTGTACCGGCTTGAGGGATGTGTACGACCGAGCCGCCCGTCACATATTCATCCTCATTTACTGCGTATTGCACGTGCGGATTGACTTTGAACAGCGTCTCCACAATTTGAGGAAGCCACATCTCTACATTTAGAGCCATTGTTTACAAAATTAAGTGTGTGACAAAATAAAAGCTTCGTTGGCGAATGGCTGGCTTACCTGTTATTATTACCGGACCGTTGGTCTGTAATCCTTGCCGTATTGCGACTTGTAGAGCTGATTGAATAATTCTACATTTTCAGCTTGAAGCCGCTCCAATTCTTGCGGGTTCTTTTGGGACAACTCTGCAAAGGTCATTCCCTGGTGTTTGATTTTATCGTTGCTACCTCCGGGCTGGTCGGCGGGGTTTACATAATCTGAGAGGCTAACCGTTACCTGCATCCCATCCAACACCTTTTTAGTATTGTCATGGTCCGCAGCAAATAATGCTACGAAAGCTGGCTTTTGTGCCTCGGTGATCTTCTTTGCTGTCACCGCTTGACTCAGCAGGGTTTCCACCTCGGTGGTTTTGCGCGTTTTTTCAACGTCTTCAAACTGTTTGATCTGCGCCGAAAGCGTTACCACTTTGCCAGCGTCGGTTTTCAGCTTGTTTACCGCTTCCGTAAGCGCGGTCAAATTTGCCTCGCAGCCAAGCAGCATGGCAAGGGTTTGCACTTCATTCATTTCCGACGTATTTGATTTATTTGATTGAGAAAGAGAAGTCAAGAGAGGAATCGGACACTCACCAATTGCGCTGAGGGATACTAAGTTATGATCTGCATCATAGAGCGCAACGGCGTTTTTATTACTGGGAATATCGGTGATGCTGATTTCGACTAACTTGCATCTGGTTAGCGTAGGACGCGTTTGTCCGGGTTTAATCATTTTTGGGTCTTCACTCATCTCTACCACATTCACACCCACCGAACACGCATTCAAAAAACCACCATCTACTTTGGCGGCAATTTTGGCGGCAAACTCATCATTTAAATCAAACTCTGGATCAGCCAGCCATTTGCCATTTTCTTTTCGCAAGTTGACCCATTTACCAATTGGTAAAATTTCATCCTTGTAGTAACCATTTGAGCGTTTATGATTGAATAGCATAATGGGATTTTTTAAAAAATCCGTTACATCCAATCCATCAGTCAGGATACGGGAACCGTAGCTATTCACACTCTCATCACTTACCAGGAAGGTTTTAGGCATTTCGCTTGCGCTATTTTTCTGCAAGTATAGGACGCTCCTTTCCTTTCTGCAATAGCTTGTGTTAGTCCTTTCATTTATTTGTTTACATATTACACTTATTTGTGTAAACTCTGTTGCTTTACTTCGCGCATTTCAACAAACAGTAAGATATTGCCACTCTATAGAGCTGTATTCTATCACCTAATTATGTACAAATGTGACGACTAAGAAAAAAGAGCTTGCGCAAAAGCTTTATGTAAGCAGCTATTTTGCTACCCAAAAAGAACTCGCCGAGTACCTCGAAACGAGCGAGCAGACCATTTCAAAATGGGTAAAGGCTGGAAAGTGGGAGGAGTTGAAAGAATCCTACTTAGCTACGGTGAACGAGGAAATTATTAATGTAAAGCGGCAGTTGCGAGCCTTACGCGAAAACATGGAAGCGGAGGGACGACCGCATTACAACAACTCCGAAATTGATATTTATTCCAAACTAACGGCATCCCTTCGGAGTCTAAAAACGCGCATTGGACTGGAGGATGTGATTGATGTCAGTATTGAAGTGTTGGACTGGCTACGCACCCACGATGTAAAGAAAGCGCAGGAAGCCAGTGCCATTTTCAACGCCTATATCAAAGCCCACAGCTAACAATGGGGAAAGCGAGTAAAAACGAAGCGCTCAAAAAATGGGAAGAGTTCCGCAAGAATCTCATCCGCGAAACGGCTTTGCCGGTGGAAACCGCCAAAGAAAAAGAGGATCGTATTGCGCGGCTCAAGCGACACCCAGAAGAGTGGTTCAAATTTTATTTTCCTAATTTCTATAAAGCCGATCCTGCACCTTTCCATATCGCTGCAACTAAACGCATTTTAAAAAATAGCGAATGGTACGAAGTGCGGGCTTGGAGCCGGGAACTTGCCAAGTCCACCCGGACGATGATGGAAGCCTTGTACTTGTTACTCAATGGCAAAAAGCGGTTTATGTTTCTGGCTTCTAACAGTTGGGACAATGCCGTTCGCTTAACCACGCCTTACAAAATCATTTTGGAGTCTAACCGGCGAATCATTAGCGACTATGGTGTACAGCAATCATTAGGAGACTGGAGCGATGGCGATTTTACAACCAAGTCCGGTTTCACCATTCGTAGTATCGGTGCTGGTCAATCACCCAGAGGTGCAAAAAATGAGGAGGTACGCCCGGATATTATTACGTTTGACGATTTTGATACCGATGAGGAGTGCATGAACCCGGATATTATTGATAAAAAATGGCGTTGGTGCAACGATGCTTTATTAGGCACCCGTTCTGTATCAGAACCGACGCTTGTACTGTGGTGTGGCAATATTATCGCGGAGGATTGCTGCGTAGCACGGGCAATGGAGTATGCAGATCGGGCGGACATTATCAATATCCGGGACAAGGAAGGTAAAAGCACCTGGTCTAAAAACACCGAGGAAGCAATTGATCGCGTACTTTCTCTGCTGCCTTATTCCACTCAACAAAAGGAGTATTACAACAACCCGGTTTCAAACGGCAAAGTATTTAAAGAAATGACCTGGGGTAAATGCCCGCCGCTCAGTCAACTTGAATTTGCCTGCGCGTATGCAGACCCTAGCACCTCCAACCGCGATAAACCCGCCGTGCGGAGCAAAACCCAAAACTCCTGCAAAGCGGTGGTACTAGTGGGTAAAAAAGCATTGAAATACTACGTCTATAGAGCGTTCGTGGACGTGGTAAACAACAGCACCTTTGTGGACTGGCTATATCAAACCGGCAAAGGCATTCCTACAAACGTGCAGCTCTACACCTACATTGAGAACAACTCTTTGCAGGACCCTTTTTACGAGCAGGTATTGCGCCCACTTATTTTTGAAAAAGGCAAAGAGCAAGGCAGTGTACTAAACATCAGCCCGGACGAACGCATCAAACCCGACAAGTTTTTCCGCATCGAAGGCAATTTAGAACCTAAGAACCGACTCGGCTTGCTCATTCTCAATATTGACGAGAAAGACAATCCGCACATGAAAAGATTAGAAGCCCAGTTTAAAAGCGTATCACCAAACAGCAAAACAATGGATGGTCCCGACGCAACCGAAGGCGCGGTCTGGATTATTGATAACAAACTCCGTGTCATGGCACCGATTAAAATCGGGCTGCCGCAGCGGAGCAAACACCGGTACTAATGGCATTCCTAAGTAAATCGGATTTATTACCCTACATCCTGGTGGATGAACTGGACGAAATTACACGCGGTGACGACACCCTGGTGCTATCCGCTATTATGAGCGCCGAAGCCGAAGCAAGAATGTATCTATACGATTCATTCGATGTAGATCAGGTTTTTGCCACATCAGGCAGCGGAAGGCATCAGTTGCTAGTCAATCTCGTCGCCGATATTGCCATATATCTGCTAGTAAGCAGGGTACAAGCCGGGCAGGACGTAGAGGACCGTAAAGCACGGTACGACCGGGCATTAAAATTTCTACGCGCAGCCGCCAAAACCGACGAATACGCCGACCTCCCACGCCGGGAAACAACAGTGCAAAAACATATTGGTTTTGGCTCCAACCCAAAGCGTTGCAATTACTATTAAAATACGTTTGGGAGAAAACCAAAAAGATTCAACGGAGACACGTTTAACGTCCTTCAATTTTTAAAATAAAGCAAAATGCGTACTATCGGGTCAGAAAATACCGCGCTTCGTGACAGGCTTAAAAATGGCTCTTTTTTGAGTTTTTTCAAATCAGAGAAAGTAAGCACCTTTTTACGGTCTGCAGCACGCATCTTTGTCACTCCAGCACCGGTAGAACTTGCTACCAAAACCAACTACCGTAGTCCACAACCCGATATGACCGGCAAACAAGTAATTGTCAACAACCTGACGGTACGCCCCATCAATCGCCAAAGCCAGGACATTCAAAAATGGCGCAACGCCATGATCGCAGCGGAAGCAGATAGTGACCAACGGGTTCTGCTCTACGATCTTTATGAGGACATCCTTTTAGATGGTCATCTCAGCGACGCGATTGAAAAACGAGTAGAAGCAATCACCAACCTCAATCTGACTTTTACAGTAGAAGGCAAGCAAGTGGACGATGTAGAGAAGCTAACCGAAAAGAGTTTCTTTGAGGAGTTTCTGCGCCAGGTATTGTATGCAAAAATCTGGGGACACTCCCTGATAGAATTACACTGGGGTGCGCCCGGCACCGATGTGGGTAAAACAAATATCATTCCCCGCAAACACGTAAAGCCACGACTAGGCATAGTCACAAAAGAGCAATGGGGTACCGATGGCATCAAATACCGCGAAGCACCATTCGATTACTTTACAATTGAGATCGGAAAAGACAACGATCTTGGTTTATTATTAAAGGCTGCCCAATACGTCATCTACAAGCGGGGCGACTTCGGCGACTGGGCGGAGTTTGCTGAACGCTTCGGTATGCCCTTCCGGTGGGCGACGTACAACAACGACCAAAGCCGCCTGATCTTAGAGCAAGCACTCGCCGAAGCTGGCAGCGCCGGATATGCCGTTGCGCCAGAAGATGCAAAACTTGAATATTTTAGCCCTGGCGCTCAAAGTGGTACGGACGTATTCAAAGAACTATGGATAGCTTGTAACCAAGAGATAAGCGTAACCATACTCGGCAATACCGAAACAACCACCAGCTCCACCAGTAGCGGATACGCCCAAAGCAAAACCCACCAGGAGACCCAAAACCAACGCCATAAATCAGATCGCAAATTCATCATCCGGCTTTGTAACGAATTACTCACGCCCTATCTGGAGCGGATTGGCTACGCAGTAAAAGGAGGCGAATGGAGTTTTGTAGATGAGGAAACGATCACCCTCAGCGAGCGCTTAAATATTGACCTCAAGGTATCGGAAAAAGTACCGATTGCGAACAAGTATTGGTATGAAAAATACAAGATACCGATGCCAGAAGCGGGCGAGGAAGTAGGCGGCATAGAGGACGATGAAGACGACGACACGCCAGGCGAAGCCAAAAAGCCACAGACCGGTAAAAAAAAAACCTGAGTCGTAGCACCCGGCGCTTACTCGAAATACGCAAAATATATGGCTTACACGACGACGGTTGCAGGTGCGAAGGTTGTATCGGCGAAGAAATTACACTTGCTGACTTCTCTACCAAATTTACCCGGATCAGCACGGAGGTCATAGACGACTACGCCGATCAGGTGTATAAGCAAATCATTGACACGACGGACATTCACGAAAAGCTTTGGATCGAACACTTTACCCGTTTTCGTCAATTTGCGGAGGCTGGGTATGGCAAGCAATTTACAGAAGCAACGAGCTACGCCGAGTTTAGCAAGTTTCAACAAATGCAGCAAAACCTCAGTCATTTTGCAGCGCACAAACAGCAGGCGCTTACCGAAGAGCTACGCCGCATCATGGTGGACAAAGCCGGTAACAAGCTCCCTTTTGCCGATTATAAAAAGAATGCAGCCGATATTCTAAAACTGCATAACGTCACTTATTTACGTACCGAGTTGACTAGCGCTACGCAAGTAGCGCAAGCCGCAGAAGACTGGGCAGAGTTTGAAAAGCGGGCTTTTCTGTACCCCAATCTTCGTTATGATACGGCTGGCGATGCAAGAGTTCGCCCAAAGCACGTACTGCTCGACGGCGCGATCCATCCGGTGAATGATCCGTTTTGGGATGTCAACTATCCACCCAATGGCTGGCGATGCCGGTGCAAGGTGATCCAAACCGATGCCGAAGCGAATGGCAAGATTGCCAACTTCCAGCCAGATAAAGGATTCCGGCAAAATGCGGGAAAAACCGGCAAGGTATTCGGCGACGACCATCCTTATTTTGATGTAGGTACGCTCGACGCGGAAAAAGTACAACGCCAGGCAAACAATTATTTAGAGCGCCTCGACCTTGCCAGCACTAAAAAACTAGCAATTGCCCGACACGCTAGTAATCAGTTTACACTACCTAGTTTACCGCAACCATTGCGATTAAGCCAGGCAATGATTGAAACGGTGATGCAAGGACCGCACGAAATGGTGGCGGTACGCAATAACTTGTTAACAGCTTTCAACTATGTAACGCCGGAACTAAAAGTAACGGGTGAGACGCTGATCAGCGACCCACTTAACCCAAAATGGGTCAGGTTTATACATTACCTGGTGGAGCTGGTGGGCGGTGAATTTTACTTTAATGTAAAAGAGATCAGCATTGGCGAAGGCTTAACAATACACCAATTACATTCTATCACCGATTCAATATAATTGTCAGAAATGACAATAAACGCGCAGATATGCCAACCAAACCGCCGGATTTTTTAAAAAACATCCTCCACTCCTTGTCACGCTTGGAGGACGAAATACTGGACACCATTGTAGCAGTGGAAGCCGAAAATATGTGGGCAGAGAACTTCCGCATGGAAGGTTTTACTGATCTGGTATTTACCGCCTGGCAGCCGCGCAAAAAGCCCGAAACGCCACAACGCGCTTTGCTGGTCAAAACCAGCACATTGAAAGGACACGCCCTCAAAGGTCGGAAAGTAGGCGATCACATTGATTTTGTTTTTCCCCTGGAGTATGAAAAAGTACACAACGAAGGCTTACGCGCCGGGCGCAGCAATGGCTTCAAAATGCCAAAACGTCAATTTATTGGCGAAAGTGCCGAGCTAAACAAACGGATTCAGACCAAAGCAACTGCATTTATTAACCACCGTCTAAATAAACCTTAAAGGTATGTTTACAACTGCTTTAATCTTACTAGCGTGTTTGGTCATTTATAGCGTAGCCGATGCAGCCATTGACAAAACCATGCACCATTACAGCGTAAGTATTTTCAAAACCCTGGATGCTAAATTTTGGCAGGTGCTTTCCCCAGGCGAAAGCTGGAGGAATAAATACAAACGACGGGACCCGAAAAACGGACGCTCCTTTATTGGCTCCACCACTTGGATGGTTTGGATCACCGATGGTTTCCATTTAATGAAACAAATCCAAATTCTTTGCATCGGCGTAATGGCAGGCTTACTGGTATATCTGGATTCACCAGTCAAAGCATGGTGGGTATTTTGGGGAAGCTGGCTATTGGCGCAAGCCATCCTTAGCGTGGTATTCCACTACTTTTTTCATACCGTATTTGCTGCCAAAAACAAAGCTATCAACGCCAAAAGTCCGGTATCTGGCATCTCTTAATCTGACATCTTAAAAACATGAAAGACTTATTTCTCCACATCTCCGACCGTATCATGGCGATTGCCGGCACACCCGTTCGGATGGTGGACTTTGACCTGGGACAACTGGAGCGCGAGCCGATGCCGCCTTTGAGCTTTCCGGCTGTATTGGTAAATTTCAATGCCCCGGCGTACATCAGCCTTGGCGCGGGCGTACAGCAAGCCGAAACACTCGTCACCCTCCGTATTGCCTTCCGCGTATGGGAACGCACCCACAGCGTAACCGATACCGATTTTCGCCCCGTTGGATTGGCACATTTAGATATTTTGAAAGCAATCCACAGCGCGATCAATAACACCAAAGGGGAGTTCTTTAGCCCACTTACCCGCGTGAGCTTTGCCAATGCGCAACGCGCAGACTTACGCGTGTACACTTTTATATATAGTACGGAGTATTATGATGAGCCGATCAACCCATTTGTGCCTTGGCAGGAGATTGAAGGGCTGGGCGGTGTGGACTTTTGTGTACACCCAGAGCTGTAGCCTCCGATACTTGGGCGCGGCGGTTGTTATTACATCAATAGCAATGGAAATAAGACGTATGTAGATAGAAGTCTATGCAATTAATTACTTATCCGGCTCCACATTCAGCCCAGCCTGGAGTGCATACGTGCGGAAGGTGGTAAGCCTCGACCGCACACCTCTGGAAGGTTCCCCTTCCCATGCTTGAAACCAAGCATTCAACGCTGCTAATTTATTACACGCATCCCAGTGTTCAAGAAGCGAGTTAAATTTGATGGTTACGCGATCAATAACTGCGTTTACAGCATCCTGCTCTTCCACGTCCAGGCAATACAATCCATCTTCCTTATATTGAAGCCAATCACAATCAGCCTCCGGATCGCCGCCTAACATAGCTAAAGCGGTTTCCCAATTCACTATTTCGCCCAGAAACTCCGTTTTTAGTGTAATACCTTTATTAAAATGAATAACCATGATTTTACTTTTTTTTGTCGGGTACAGCCCGTTTAAAGGCTGCACCCGATACTTTTTTTGTTAAATAGTTGCTGCCAAAATACTTTGTTAGCAAAATGATGATGATGTGGTGGTAGTGGCTGCCATCTGGCTTGCACAGATTCGAGTGGTAGCCGCGTTTGCTACGCTTACCAGTGTACGGCTCTACGTAACTTACTCCTTTTGTAGGCATCGGAGCGCGAGCGGAGGAAGCCGCCACGCCTTCTATCTCTCTTGCGAAATGCACCGTGCGTAGGGCAGTACCCCTTTAAGTCCCCTTTGGGGGGATTTAGGGGGCTAAGGTGTAATTCTTCGAGCCGATGACGTGTACGTGTAGAACTTGTACGCAAAGTCGCCGATCAGTAGTGTACTCACCAATTCATAGACCTGTTCAACGCTTACCGAACCTTTAGCGGTTATGCGCAATTGTCCTCCCATCGGAGCCACTCGGTAGTAATAGTCTGCTTTTGCCAGTGTTTTCTGCACTTGCTTTGCCGTAATACCGAGCGGTCCAATCAGTTCCAAATCAAAGCCTTTCTCGGCACTCCACAGCCGGATGGCTTTAAAGCTCGCCGGTTCTTGTTCGCTTCCTTTTGTCAGCACGTCCATGTACTCCCATTCGTTCGTGTACGTCGCTTTGTAGGTACTGTTTTGGGCGTAAACGCCCAGGGCTGCACATAGCAGCAGCCCAATTAAAGTCGTCAAACTTCTCATGGTATGAAATGATTTAAAGTGTGATAGTTGCTTTGGAAAAAGGAGGCGCGTAAGGTAGCGCCTCCGCAATAATCAAAAAATAACAGGACAATATCTTTACTTGCGGATTAGTTTTAATGCCTCTTCTTTGGCAATTATCAGTGCTTCTGCTGTCAAGATTAAAAATAGATCGCCATGTGTAGCATCCTTTATTGGCTCTTTTACGATTGGGAAGCCCATTGTTTTAGTCAACTTAAACAACTCGAAAAAATCTTGAACAAGCGCTTTGCAGGTAAAAAAAAGATCATCATTAGTGGACACCCCAAGCGGAATACATTCCTCGGTATTGTCTTCATTCATTGCGATGGCAATCTTGTCGCCGGTCTTCAAGTTCATTAACTTCACGGCTTGATTATTGAATCGTATCTGATTGGTTTTGAAACCAAAAGAGATTCGAGGTTTAGTAAACCGGTTTTGCGCGTTTTGATCGTACAGTTTCAGTTTCATAGATGCTATTTTTTAAGGATTAAAATTTGTTTAAAAAATCCTACGGCACGGCTATCCAATGCCGTAGGTTACTAATTAATAACACCCCATAACACCTTGCATTAGCAAGATTCGATGCCAGGACGCGAGTCGAACGCGCACACTCAAGGGTATGAACCTTGCGCCCTACCGTTAGGCTTTACCTGGCAACCGCTCCAAGAAGGACGGCAAATGCTACTCCGTAGCTAAAATCTCAAGTATCCTAAGAACCGGAACACGGTTGTTCCGATCAGTGCCAGCGCCGCCAGCAAAAACCACCAAAACCATTTATCTGCACGTTTAGCTTGGGCTTTGTAGGCTTCCGCTTTTCCTTTCCACCCTGCGCTGATTTGGTTACATTCTTTCAACTCATCTTTTAAAATTTCCTCTATGGCGGTGTAGCGCAGCCAATTAGTCGTATCGGCTTTAGGTATTTCGATCACCATCGTGCGAGCTGGTACGAGTACGACCTTTTGCACCGGCACCAAGCGAATCGTATCGCTGGGTGGGCATTCTACTGTATCATACACGATCAGCTCCAGTGGTGGAATATCCAGCGTGTCCCGGATGGTATCGCGGTGGATCACTACCGAGTCACGTACCGGATACTGCTCTATAGCAGCTTGCTGGAGCTTCTTTTTGCTCACACAGCCGATTGCCAGCAGCGCAAGGAATAAGATGGTAAAAAGTTTTCTCATAGTGCTTTTGCAATGTCTTGGTTAAATAAATCGCGGAGATTATTGCGCCTTCCTTCCCAAATCACAAAGTTTTTATTGCCGCCAAAGCTGTCAAAAAACTTCCCCTCGAACGGGTACACATCAAACTTCTTGTCTAAAAACTCCTTTATTCCGATGGCTCGCATGGTTGTTTTTGTTGTTTTAAATATTCCTCAATTTGGCTTAATTCCTTTTTAGCATTCGTTTCTAAATATTTCAAAAAGGTACTCCGGCTGATGTAAAAAATCGGGTAAATATGTTCTCTGAAAACCCAAGCATCCGTAACCCCTTCGTGTGTTTTGTGCCGCTGATACGCTTCCTGCACCGCGAGGATACGCAGCAACAGATTACGTCTTTTCAGATTTAAGGTACTAGGCACTTGCGGTTTATTTTATCGTAGATAGTGTAACACATTAGGTCGTCGTAGTCGGTCGTAAAATGCCAGCCTTGCAAGGTTCTTTTGAGCGCCAGGGCTTCCGTCAGTTTCAGGTTTAAAGTACCGGGTGCAATAAAAGTGAACTTACTCAATAGCCGCGCGTAACACTCACTCGCTACCATACTCTCCAGTTCCAAACTTTCCACCGGCGTGCGCTCTACCACTACGCGAAGCCAAGCAGAAAGCCACTCTATTTCACTTTTTGTCAGCTTTAGTTTCAGCTTCTGCATTGCCAGGATGCTCGCAAGTGATTTCAATTATTAGCAGCCAAAAAATTATCTTCCTGAATGACTTCCGCCTGTTTCTTTGCGATCATCCGCAACTTTACCGCCAGTGTAGTTAGTTGTGTTTCATTCAACTCGTAAAGCAGCTTGCCACAGATGCGCTTATTCAGTAAGTAAGCATTCACAGATTCCCATTTTTTCGGGTCGCGTGCTTTGTACACACCCAGTATTTCGAGCTGCTCCAGCACTGTGCTGCGCTTGCGGCGGATAGCTGATACTGGCGCGTTTTTGCTTTGCTGCATAGCGCGGAGCCGGTCATTTACCTGGTCAAGCTGTGCATCACTCAAGTCTTTGGTGCTTACTACGCCGTAGCCTTCGAGTATTGCGCTCTTTTGGTCCATAATGCCGATGTTGGCAAGGAGCGCGTGGAAGTGGCGAATGCGTTCAGTGGTGGTCATTATATTGCAGGATTGTATATTCACCAACTAATACTTTTACTGGCTCACCAACACCCATAACCCAAACTCCTTTAAAGTCGTCTTTGTAGCCATCAGGCGGCGTAACCAGGTTTTGTTTTTCAAAATCGTGGATACCCTTTACATTTATTATAGTCATACTCTAAAGTCATTTTCCCAGCGGCGCTGATTCAAGAAAGTCTCCGGGTACATTTTTTGAATATTGGGATGGTGTGCCAGGTAACTTTTGTACGCCGGGATTTTAGTCAGCACTTTTACCCGATCCGCTTCACTGAGCGCTTGCCATAATTTAATAGTGCGCTCCTTTTTACCAATCTTGTAGTCGTACAGATTATAAAAAAGCACAAATGACAAGTCGGGCGGCAATTCGGTTATTTGGACGCTTTTAAAGAAATTCTCTTTAAAAAAGCCCGTTTCGTATTCTAATACTGGAAGGTTATTCAAAAACCATCCAATACTTTCAAGCGTACCACCATCAAATTTGATACCTTGCAGCAGATTGTTTGCCTCGTATTCTACAATTGCCTTCGTGGTTTTACCCTCGAATAAATATCTTTTGTTCATGTTTCGATAGTTGCTTTTGAAAAGGACCGACACCACTTACCCGGATGCCGGCCACTCACTGATAAACTAAAATCCAAACTTACTTCTTTAGTCGATCTTCACGTAATACTTGCCTTCCCGATCAATGCGAATGCCTACGTCACCGAGTTTCATGTCATCATTTGCAAAATCCTTCAGTAATTTATCCTTCTCTAGTTCCTCCACCTTGCGCACGTACTTCGGGAATGTCTTTTTTACCAGTTCTCTCACCTTGTCCCAGTCGAAGCCCTCCAGTAGGGTTAGCTTTGCTTTGCCAGCCCGGAAGCCAACCGTCACACCCAGCACGTCAATGCTTTTCTTACTCGCCTTGTCCAACTCCAATTGTGCTGCGTATTTTACCAGTACACCTTCTGCCTGGTTCCGCTGCTCCGTGTATTCAATCAAATCCTCCGCGTACTTCTGTTCAATCTGCATCAGTTCGGTACGTTTTTGCGCTTCAATCTTGCGGATATTTTCATCCGCTTCGGTGTAAGCAGCAGCAGCGGGCTGCGCCTCGGATATTGTCAACGGTTGCGGCTCTTCGGCGGCACGTTTTCCAGTTTTAGTTGCTAATAAACCCATCTATCAAAGTATGTTTATGAAGAAAAGTGATGTAATCACGCAGCTTCCTGCATCCGCAGCAGTTCGCGTTGAATAGCGCGTTTTACCCGGCGCAGGTCCTCCACAATGGTATGTGAGCGGTTTTGTACCATTACCTGTCGCGGCTCACACTCTTGGAAAATGTCTGCTGCTTGCTTTTTATCCGGGATACCATTGGCATCGCAGATAGCCGTTACATCCGCAGCCGTAGCACCGAGCAGGTGTATAAAGTTGCGACCAAAGCGGCTGTCGAGTTCATCAAAGCCTTTTTTGTCAAAGCGCACCCCGCGCTTGGTCTCCTTTTCGAGGTTGTCGGTTCCCATGATGACTAAGCCCAGTTGCTCCTCCAATTCGTTATAAATCGGGATGAGCGAGCGCAGCGCAGCCGGGCGTAGTTTATCCGCTTCGTCAATAATTAGCAAGGGACGAAAGCGAACCCGCGCCTTGAAAAAATCAATTACTTTCATGGTCATCTCATCACCCGATACATAGCCACGCCCTGGGTCAATGCCGAGCGCGCGGCACGTATTGAGTAAAAACTCGCGCTTGCTCCATTCCCGGCATTGCAGCAGGTACACCCCTGTTTTGAAAGTAGCTTCAAAACTTTTAGAACTGGCAGTTTTGCCGCTGCCTGCGCGGTGCGATACCGCCATAAAAAGGCTCGCTTTCTTGGCATCGTCAAATACCTGGTGCAGGATGCGGGTATTGGTAATGTCCACTATTTGCCAGCCTTCTGGTCTCCAGCCCAGGGCAGTGGCAATCTTTTGCCAGGCTCCGCTGCGTACTTCGTCGAGTTTACCGTTCTGAATGAGGCTGATGGTAGCGGGCGATACGTCGCACTTCGTTGCAACCTTTGCGTAAGACCCCAGGCGCTCCTTTTCCTGCTCAATGAGCAGCGCAACCTCTTGCTTGTTTTGCATCGTCATTGGATTTAGTAGTTTTCAGTGTTAATTAATAGTTGCTTGCTATCCAGCCGATAGAGCTGGTATTTCTTAATAAATCTAATTAACCTTTCGGCGTAGGTGGAGTTGGTGGCGTAACCTTTGCGTTTCAATCCTTTTGCCCAGCATTGGTAGTCGTTTCCGCAGTCACCGATCAATTCCGCATATCGTTTACCTTTATCAGCCAATAGTTTGCTGTGCGCCCGCCACGATTCCCAGGCAGTGGGGTATTTTATAAAGAAATCCTTGTGTGAGTCATCAGCAGAATTTAGGCAATGACCGGCTGCGCAGGTGCGGGAGTGGCACTTTACCCCAAAATGATTATTGGCTTTGGTAGCCAGGCGGCTTTGTCCGGCATCGCTTTCGAGCAGCCCTTGCGCCATTGCTACACTAGCAGGAATATTGAATTGCTCCATCTCAGCAATGGCGACGCGCTGAAAGCGTCGGATATAGGCGCTGTCCTGCTTTTCTTCCTTGGTGCGAAAGTGTAAAGTGATGGACTTTTCTACCGTTGGTTTTA